GCGTGCGTTGCTCGACGCGGCCGAGTTGACGGAGTCGGCGACGATCCGGCACTACCGAGGGCAGTTCATCGTCGACGAGCCCGAGCGCACGCTCGACGGGTTCGACGATCACGACAAGGCCGACGAGCCCCCGTTGGGTGGTTCGTGATGGCGCGGGAGACGGCACTCGCACGCAAGACGACCGAGCTCACTCTGGCGCGCGAGCGCATCGAGGAACTGGACCGCCTCGTCGACCGCGCGCAGTTCGACACTCGGGAGATGCAGGCCGACCGCGACCGGTGGCGCGTCGCGCACCTCGAAGACCCTGAGGCGAACGCTCTCGCCGGCTGCGTGCGCGCGTTCGACACCATGCGCGAGTCGATGCGTGAGCGCAGCACGAACCAGAGCGGCGTGTACGGCAACGCGCGCCCGTGGTCGGATCAGATCGTGTACGGCACGCACGAGGAGCCACGGCCGTCTGCGTTGCGTGACCCGGTCGGCCGTGTGCTGCTCGCGCTCGCCGCTCGGTTCGACTTGGAGATCGAGGCGACGGTGCCCGCACCGCGCGTCGTCGAGGGCAACCGCCTGATGTCGGTGCCCGCCGAGTTGGCCGAGCAGGTCGAACGTCTCGTCGCGCAAGGACCGTTCGGGTGAGCGGCGACGGCCAGCCAGACGACGACCCGCGGCAACCGGGCCCGCCGATGGACCCCACCGCGACCGGCATCGCACCGACCGCGCTCATGCAGATGGCGCTCATCAGCCGCGAGATGCACCAGGCGTATGTCGCCGCCGGCTTCTCGTCGTTCGAGGCGTGCGTCATCATCGGCCACTGGATGGCGGCGTCGGGCTCAGCGGGAACGGGGACGACCGAGTGAGCCGGCCGTCCTGCTTCCTTCTCGGCCTCGTGGCCGGCGCGGTGCTCGCGTTCCTCGCGGTCGGCGCGTGCGTGGCACGCGCGGTCACCGTCGTACTCGAACGCCGTGAGGGTGCAGAGTGACCGGCAAGCGTGGCGCGCTCGGCGTGTACGGCAAGGCCCACGAGCGTTACCCGATCGTCGACGCGTTCCCGAACGGGAAGAGGCGCAAGGGGTGGGGCGGCTGGTCTCGAGCCCGGCGGCAGATGATCGAGCAACGCCGCGCGAAGAAGCGCACGCACCGAGCCCGCCGAGTCTGAGGTGGAACCACCGCCGCTGCGCCCGCGCCTCGAACGTCGCGTGAAGAACACCGTCTGCTACGGCGACCCCGAGCTGCTGTCGGTCGATTGGCGGCACGTCGCGCACGTGCTCGCGACCGAGCTGCGACGGTGGGGACACGGCGATCTGCACTACGGCGCCGTGGCGCGTGACCGCGGTGTGATCGCCGCGTTGACGGTGTTCGATGATGCGATGGCGGCGCAACGGCGCGGGATCACGGCCGGTGACCTCGACGTCGGCGGCCCGTACGAAGACGAGATCGTCCGCTACGACCAAGGAGAACCGATGGCCCAAGACCTGCACGCCCGAGTGGAGAACGACTTCCGCAACCACCCGCCGAAGAACGATCACGTCGCTCAGGTGATGGACGACGCCACCGATCAGTTCGTGGAGATGGCGCACTGGATCGTCAACAACGTGCCGCCCGGTCGTGAGCAGTCGACCGCGCTCACGAAGCTCGAAGAGTGCTCGATGCACACGAAGGCGGGCATCGCGCGCAACCAAGGCGGCGGCGCGTGACCCAGTGCTCGCACGAGTCGGCGACCTCGGTCGACGACGTCTCGGTGGACGACCCGACGAAGGTGTGGGCGTGCGACGCGTGCGGGTTCCGGCACACCATCGTCCGTGATCCCGACTCCGGGCTCGTGCTCGATCGACCGCCGGCTCGATGAACACTCGGCGCATCATCGAACGGTGGTGGGCCGAGGGCATGACGATCGCGCGCACGCCCGAGGCGCACGTCGACGTGCTCGTGCAGCGTCTCACCCGATCGACACTCGACGTGCTCGTGCTCGATGCGTTCGCTGCGCACCGGCTGACGCGGTTGGTCACTCGTGACACCATCACGCGGCCGATCAGAGCACGCATCATCCGCGGCGCGTACGAGCACGCTCCCGGCTGGATCGGTCTCGCCAACGACGCGCCCGGTGAGGGTGTCTACCCGCTCACGCAGACCGAGTCCGAGTGGGACTCGATGCCGCACGACGACGACGACGCGCCGAAACTCGCCGCGTTCATCACCTGCCCGTGGTGTGTCGGCCTGTGGATTTCGTTCGGTGTTGTCGTAGCCCGCCGGTACGCTTCCGGTGCGTGGGACCCGATCGCCCGGGCACTCGCCCTGTCCAGCGCCGCGGCGCTTCTCGCCGGCCACGAGGTCGAGCGATGAGCGACACGTCGCTGTGCTCGAAGTGTCAGGCGCCGATCTTGTGGGCGTGCACCGTGAACGGCAAGCCGCAGCCGCTCGATCTCGAGCCCGACCCCGCTGGGAACATCTGGCTCATCCCGCAATTCGCCGAGACCGACCGCGGGTGGTTGCAGGAGTGCCGGGTGATCCCGAAGGCCGAGCGTGAGGCGTCGAGCCTGTTGCCTGAGCAGTCGCCGCGGTACATGCCGCATCACGCGACGTGTCCCGACGCCGAGAGCTTCCGTCACCCGAAGCGACGCGCGTCGTGAGCCGCGTGCCGGGTTGGTTCCTGTGGGCGACGGTGGCCGTCTGGATCGCCTACCACCTGACGCACAACCGGGAGCTCGGCGGGCTGTGGGTGCTGATGCTGCTCTACGAGCTGACGTGGGGGTTCGACGAGTGGCGAGCGCGGCGACGTCAGACGCGCGCGCGTCGATGACCGAACGCCCGATCCCGCTGACCTTCGGAGGAAGAGTGATCGGCGAGGCGGTCGTTCACGACGACGGGACATTCACCGCGCGGTTCGACGAGTGGCCGCACGACGTCCCCGTCTTCATCGGGCGACCGGACCCAACGCGCGTCGTGCGCGAGTGGGAGTGGCCGACCGAACCCGAGCCCGACGTCGACGCGGTGCCTCTGCGGTACGTCACGATCATCGACGACCCGCCACCGCGCTCTGAGCGACCGTGGCGGCGTCGGCATCGACGATGGGTCATCGGACGGTGGCGTCGTCGGTAGCCTGGTCGTCGTGGTCGGCGGCGCGAACCCGACGTGCGAGCCCTGCAACAAGCGGACGCTCACGTTCAAGCAGGCCGAACGCGCCGCGTCGAAGGCTCGACGGCGGGAGCATCGAGCGATCCAGGCGTACCGCTGCCCGTACAACAACGGGTGGCACTACGGGCTCGGTCACAACCAGCGTCACGCCTGATCCAGCGGCGACGGCGTACCCTGCACGACCAATGGCCACGATTCGGCGCGTGCGCCGTGCGCAACACCCGGTCCCGCCCGCACCGGCACGTCACGGGCTGCGCGCGTCGGCGCAACGGTTCAACCTCGCGGACAAGAAGCTGACTCACGCCCAGTCGGTGCCGCGGCGAGAGTGGCAAGACGAAGGGTGGGGACACTTCGACGACGTGCCGGAGATCAAGTATTCGGTGTGGTTCGAGGGCAACGTCATGGCGAAGATTCGCCTCTTCCCGGCGGTCATCGACCCGAACGACCCCGACGCACCGCCGATCCCGGCGTCCGACCCGCAGAGCGGGCTCCCGGCCGGCGTCGCGGCGCGCGCGCAGGCCGAGATCAACCGGCTCCGTGCCCCGCTCGGTGGCCGCGCCGAGATCATCCGCGCGCTCAACATGAACCTCGAAGTGACCGGCGAGGGCTACATCATCGGGTGGGGGCCGCGCGAGGTGATGGGCGCCGACCCGGCGAGCGGCGTCCAGATCGTCGTCGACGTCACCGACGAGGAGTGGGGCATCTACTCGGTGAGCCAGGTCGAGGAGAAGGGCGGCGAGTACCGGGTGCGGCTCCGACCGAACGACGGCGCAGGGGCGGCGCGCCTCGTCGACAAGGAGCACGACACCATCATCCGCATCTTCCAGCGGCACCCGCGGTGGTCGCTCGAGGCGGATTGCAACATGCGCGGCGTGCTCTCGGACTGCGAAGCGTTGGTGCTGTTGTCGAACTCGATCAAGGCCGAGGCCAAATCTCGGATGAGCGCCGGTTGGTTGCTGATCCCGAACGAGCTCTCGACCGGGCCGGATCAGGAGACGCAACCCGAAGACGGCGAAGAGGCGGCGATCGACCCGTTCCTGCAAGACCTCTACGACGGTCTGGTCGACCCGATCGAAGACCCGTCGTCCGCGGCCGCGGTCGCGCCGACGTTCATCCGTGGGCCGAGCGACGCGCTCAAGGAGTTCCGCCACGTCGCGGTCGTGCGCACCGCCGACGAGAAGGTGTTGGAGAAGATCACCGCGCTGATCGAGCGCGTCGCTCGTGGCATGAACCTCCCCGTCGAAGTGGTGATGGGCCACCAGCAGACGACGTTCGCCAACGCGATCCAGGTCAAGCAAGACACGTTCGACGATCACTTCCAGCCGCGGTGCGTGCTGATCTGTGACGCGCTCACGGTCGGGTTCCTGCAACCGAATCTGATCGAAGGCGGCCTCGACGAGTCGATCGCCGAGCGGGTCATCGTGTGGTTCGACGCGTCCGGAATGATCAAGCAGGTCAACCCGGTCGACTCGGCCGATCAGGGCATCACGCTCGACCTCATCAGCGGTGAGGCGTGGCGACGTGCGTGGGGTTGGTCCGAAGACGACGCGCCCGACCCGATCGAACGCCTGGTCCGCGCGGTGATGCACCTGCGCACGTTCGACCCGGGCGTCTCGACCGCGATCCTCGATCTGCTCGGCGTCCCGCTCGACATTCCCCAGGCGTTGCCGGGCAAGACGACACCCGCCGATGGGACACAGACCGGCACGGGCGGTGCAGCCGCGACGATGCCCGGCAAGCAGATGGGTCTCGAAGCGTTGCTCGCCGAGGCGATCGCTCAGCGGTACGACATCGAGGGCCAGGGCGCGCGCGCGACGCTCGATCAACTGCTCGTCGATCTGTTGCAACGCGACCCGACCGTGGTGCCGGTGCTCGCACGCGAGGCGAAGGCGATCGCACCGCCGCCGCCACAGAACCGCGGCCGCGACCTCATGGAGATCGACCGAGAGTTGCGCACGAAACTCCTCGTCGCCGCCGATCAGGCGATGACCCGCGCGTTGGAGAAGGCGGGGAACCGGCTGCGCTCGAAGCAGGGCCAGATCCGAGAGTTGACCAAGGGCGGCCACGTCCACCCGGTGTATTTCACGGCGACGATCGGCCCGAAGTTGGTCGCGGCTGCGGGGTTCACCGACGACGATCTGATCTCGGTCGATGCCTGGGCCGGGCTCGAGACCTCGTTCCGTGCGTGGGTCGCCGCCGCGCAGGCACGCGCGCTCAACGTGATCGGTCACGTCGTGCCGCTCACGGGCCCGCAACGTGAAGTCGCCACGCAGGCGCAGGCCCGCGCGCTCGACGGCGCGTGGGACTGGATGCGCGACGAGCTCCACAAGCTCGCCACCGTCCGCCTCTACGCCCCCGACCCGCCTGAGCCCGCAGTCGGCGAGTACGACCCGACGTGCCGCGTCCCTGTCGGTCTCGTGCGTCAGGCGCTCGCTCGTGCGGGTGGTGCATCGAACATCGAGCCGGTCGCAACCGTGTCGACCGCGATGCGAGCAGCGGGCAAGGGTGCGAACACGGGCGGCGGCGTGATGAGCAACCCAGGTTCGGACGCACAAGGCCAGCCGGTCTACGTGGCGACGAACGACGGCGCGCCGGTCGGTGGTGTCGCAACGGGCGAGACGATCACGACGGTCCTCTCCGACTCCGGGGGCGGCGTCGACGGCTACGTGTGGGAGTACGGGCCGGCGTTCCGTAAGAGCGAGTTCGAGCCGCACCTGTCGCTCGACCAGGTGCCGTTCACGAACTTCGACGCCGATGTGCTCGTGGCGGGCGACTGGATCGGCGACTACTACTTCCCCGGCGACCACGACGGGTGCCAGTGCGACATCACGCCGGTCGTGCTCGACCCGGGCGCGTTCTCCGATGCCTCGGCGATCGACTCGGGGTTGACCGATCTCGGCCCGGTGCCCGCAGATGCCGCGACGGCAGCGGCGGACGCTCTACCCTCGTCCGATCAGTAAGGGAGCCACTCATGCACTACTCGATCGTCCAGGTCGGCCCCATGAAGTGGGAGCTGCGCGCCGCCGATGGCACGGTGGTCGGCACGTTCGAGGACGGCATCGGCCGCACCGGCTACGACGTCGCCTGCATCGCGCTGTCCGGTGTGATCGGCGCGGAGATGGCCGCGAGCGACAACGCCGCTGCCGGCGACGGGCTCCTGCCCGAGACGTGGACCGACGACGGCGGCATCGCCTTCTCGGTCGCGTTGCCCGGTGGGCGTGACTTCTCCGAGTGCACCTGGTCGTGGCGTGACCCGGCCGCGTGTCTCGTCCCGCTGATGTTCCAGACCTCGACGGAGTACGGCCACATGGGCGCCGACCTCGCCGGGTTCTGCGAGGAGATCAACGAGGCGTCGGGCACGGTGCACGGCGGCGGTCGGTTCTACGACAACGAGGCCGGCGTGGCGTTCCGTGATCTGCTGCTCGGCGGGCGGAAGTTCGGCGTGAGCGTGGATCCGTCCGAAGCGGTCGACGTCGACGAGACGTTCGAGTGCACCGAGTGGGACGACGAAGGGTTCTGCGAAGGCGGCGACTGGAAGCTGGTGTTCAAGGCCTACGAGATCGCCGGGTTGACCGGCACGCCGTTCCCCGGGTTCGAGAAGGCGGCGATCAAGCTCGGCGGGAAGCAGGCCGCGGCGGCGACCGCGCCGGTGCGAGCGTCGTTGTCGATCCCGGTCGCGCCGCCCGTCGAGTGGTTGACGCTCGGCGAGCCGCACAAGGGCCAGCGGTTCATCGACGGGCGCGACGGCGGCGATGTCCTCGTCGAGCAGATGAACGACGAAGGCGCGGTGGTCGGCTACGCCGTGCCGCTCGAGATGCGAGACGACGGCCTGGTCTACGGCCACCTCACCATGTGGGGGCAGTGCCACGTCGCCGACCCGTGGGGGCCCGGCGTGTGCGCGTCGGCGCAACCGAGCCGCAACGGGTACGCCGACTTCCTGACCGGCCACGTGGTGTGCTCGGACGGCACCGATGTCCCGACCGGCGAGCTCGTCGTCGGCTGTGAGCACTCGTCCGCGTTCGACGTGCGTGGCGTGCGTGACCACCTCGCTCACGCGGGCATGGGGTGGGCCTCGGTCAACGTCGTCGACGGGCAGTACGGCCCGTGGTTGTGCGGTGTGTTGCGACCCGATCTGTCCGAGGCGCAGGTGCGAGTGCTGCGTGCGCTGTCGTTGAGCGGTGAGTGGGTCGGGGAACTTGCGGGCATCCTGGCGGTGAACGCACCGGGCCTCCCCGTCCAACGTGCGCTCGCCGCGTCGGCGTTCAACGTGTCGGGCGTTCCCGCACCGTTCACGATCCCGATGCCGGTGATGCGCGCGTCGGCCCGCAAGGGCGAGCTGGCGAAGCTGGTCGGCGGGACGATCGTGCGCCGTTGCGCCGAGTGCGAGAAGCGCCGCGCGCTCGGTCTCGACGGCACCGACGCCGACTCGTCGCGGCTGTTGCGCCACATCGCTCGACGGCTCGACACCGTGGAACGGCGCACCCGACACCTGATCGGGCCGGAGGCCGAGGCGACGCGATCCCGCTTGGAAGCCGTCGTCTCGTCGTAACCTCTCGCCGTGGCGAAGAAGGGCAAGAAGCGCACCGGCGGCAGTAGCGAAGGCCCGAGCACCGACGCGGAGAACTCGCCCGTGTTCGACCCGAGCACGAACGTCAAGGAACTCGTCTCCGCTGAGGTCCGCCGGATCGACGACCTGCGCGCGCAGAGCGAGGCGCACACCTGCGAACGCATCGACTCCGTCGAGAAGCACGCCCACGAGGTCGCCGAGCTGCGCGCGAAGTACGACGACCGGCTGCGCGACAAGGAGACCGAGCGCATCGACGCGATCCGCCAGGTCGACGTCAACACCGGGCAACGCAGCGCGGAGGTCGCGGCCGAGGCAGTGAAGGCCCTCGCGGCGCAGGTGCCGGTCATCGCCGAAGCGGCGCGCGGCACGCTCGCCACGACCATCGAGCCGATCTTGAAGTCGATCGCCGAACTGCAACGCGCGCAGTACGAGTTGCAGGGTCAGAAGACCGGTGGCGCAGAGAGCAAGGACACCGCCGCCGAGCTCGCCACAGCGATCGGAAGTCAGATGAGTCCGATGGTGCTGGCGATCACGAAACAAGGCGAGGTGCTCGAGTCGCTGATCGAGATGCAGAACCGCAACGCCGGTGGAGAGACCGAGCGAGTCGCGTCCGAGGTGGCGAAGGGGCGAGCCGCGACGTTGCGCGTCGCGATGATCTCGGCGGCGATCGCCGGGTCGTTGTTGCTGCTCACCATCGTCGGGTTCATCGCGGCGTACGCGGCGAAGCCATGACGGTCGAGTGCGTGTGGTTCGACACCGCGCCCGAGAGACCGTGGCGGCCGGGCATGGTCTTCCCGGACCCGTATCGGATCGAGTTGAGTCAACGGATCAAGGGCCAGTTGGCCAGCGGCGAGCGAGCGTTCCCGATTGCGGTGTGTACGCCGATGCGTGGCGACGAACTGTGGAAGGCGGCGCATCCCGGCGAGGAGCGCGGGCAGTGGTTCGGGCTCGACTGTCACCCGACCGGCAAGCCGGACGGTCACTGGAACGTCGTGATCGTCGGCGAGCTCGTCGAAGGCGCCAAACCGGACATCACGGTCACGCCGTCGATGAACGCGGTGGGCATCTATCACGGCTATCTGACCAACGGTGTGCTGAGCGACGACATCGTGTGAGGGGTGCTGGCGTTGCGCGCGATGTCCCTGTAACGTGCGACGCGATGGACACGAACGAGCGCGTGCAGCGTGTGGTCGGCGGCCGTCACCGCAACCGGTGGCAACGTACCGAGCGGGCGCTCATCGAGATCATCGAAGAGCAAGCGGAGGCGATCGAGCGGCTCTCGCGCGATCGTGACGACCAACCACCCGAGAGGAGATTCGCAGTGGGCGTACAGATGGAGAACAACCAGCGAGTGACGCTGCGGCTTGGCGAGCAGGACCAGGCCGGCAACACTCTTCCGCTCGACGAGGGCACCATCACCTGGGGAGCCGACCGCTCCGACCTCGTGACGCTCGAACCATCGGCGGACGGCTCGACGTGCGACGCGGTGCGCGTCCTCGACGCGGTGCCCGGCGACACCCAGGTCTCGGTGTCGATCCAGATGCCCGACCCCGGCGACGGTTCGGGTCTGCCCGCACCGATCCCGGTGCCTGCGTTCGTGGTCACGATGGCCGCGACCGGAGCGCCCGTTGCGGGCGTCATCACCGCCGACGCCCCGGTGCCCGCATAGCATCGAGCACGTCACGGTGTAGCTGCACGACCCCCGGTCCCTCACATGCGCCCGCTTGTGCCACCGGGGGTCGTGTCGCGTCTGCTGATAGCAGATAGCCGACGCCCGGCGTGGCCCGGTGGGGCACGTCGATGGGGCATGGTGCACGCATCACGCGCGTCGGCGCGCTACGGTGCCGATCGTTCGAGGACGACAAGACCGGCCCTAGTTCCGGTCGACGCGTGCAGGTCATAGACCGGCCGTCAGTCCCTCCGCAGGTGCAACGCTCGCAAGCGACCCCGTAGGAGACTGACGTGCGCAACGACTTCGACCTCACCGGCCTGTCCACCCGCTCTCGTGACCTGTTCGAGCGCCTGTACCTCAACGGCGGGCCCGGCATCTCCGGTGGTGACGGGTCGACGGACACGCCGCCCACGGCCGACGAGCTGTTGCAGGCGGCAGCGAACCTCGCCACCGTCGACGACGGCGACCTCGCCACGCTCGAGGCCGGGCTGGTCGGCGCTTGCAAGGAGTTGCTCGCGAACCCGACCGACGAGGCGCTGGTGAAGGCCGACGAGATCGCCGCGGTCGTCGAGTCGATCCGCACCGTCGCGGCCGAGCGGATCACCGCCGCCGAAGAGCGCGGGACCAAGGCGGCCGACGTCCTCGCCCGTCTCGAGCCCGCCGCGGCCGATGGCGGCGACGACGACGCCGAGACGCCCGATGGTGGCGACGACGCCGACAAGAGCGACGGTGGCGACGGTGGCGCGGGTGGCGACGGTGGAGACGGTGCCGATGGTGCCGATGGTGGCAAGGGTGGCGACGGTGGCGCAGACGGTGGCGACAAGGCCGCCGAGGACAAGATCGCCGCGGGTGCGAGTGACGCCAAGGCGGTCATCTCGCGGGTCGCGGCCCGGCGTCCCGACATCACCAAGCCGCGCCCGGTCAAGACCGCCGATCGACCGTCGCTCAAGCTCGTCGCCTCGGCGAACGTGCCCGGCATCGTTGCCGGTGAGGAGATCGACACGAACGAGAAGGTGGCGCGGGTGTTCGAGCACGCGCTGCGCGCGACGCGCGGCACGTACCACGGCCCCCGCACCGAGATCCCGCTGATGTCGCTCGGCTGCTTCGACCCGACCGAGATGTTCGGCAAGGCCCGGACGCTCGGTCGTGACGCCGAGGCGAACGAGGAGCGCATTCTGGCGGTGACGTCCCGCGAGGCGTTGCGTGGAACCGGCGGCATCTGTGCCCCGGTGCCGATCCAGTACGACCTCCCGACGATCGGCGTGACCGACCGGCCGGTGCGCGACGCGTTCGCCCGCTTCGGTGCGGTGCGCGGCGGTGTGCGGCTCCTGCCGCCCCCGGTGCTCACCGACGTCGAAGGCGCCATCGGTGTGTGGACCGAGGCGAACGACGTGACGCCGGGATCGGACGGCCCGTCGACGAAGCCGTGCCTGACCCTCGAATGCCCCGACGAGGTCGAGACGCTCGTGGCGGCGATCACGCAGTGCGTGCGCGTCGGGAACTTCCGGAACCGGTTCTTCCCCGAGCAGGTCAAGGCGATCACCGATCTCGTGCAGGTGCAGCAGGCCAAGGTCACCGACACCCGGCTCATCCAGAAGCTCGGTGACGAGTCGACGCAGGTCGGCGTGTCCCAGGTGCTCGGCACCACCCGCACGATCCTCGCCGCGCTCGACCGGGCCGGCGCCTCGGTGCGCAACCATCACCGCCTCGACCCCGACGCGCCGTTGCGTGCCCTGTTCCCGGCGTGGTTGCAGGACAACATGATCTCGGACCTCTCCCGTGAGGCACCGGGTTCGCAGGCCGAGCGGCTCGCGACGTCCGACGCGAACATTCAGGCGTGGTTCGCTTCGCGGCAGATCAACCCGTCGTGGTTCCTCGACGGCGAGGCCGGGCAAATCTTCGGCGCGCAGACCGATGGGATGCTCCTGCCGTGGCCGAGTCACGTTGTCGGCTACCTCTACATCGAGGGTTCGTGGTTGCACCTCGACGCCGGGCTGCTCGACCTCGGCATCGTGCGCGACTCGGTGCTCAACGGCACCAACGACTTCGAGATGTTCTCCGAGGTGTTCGAGGAGAGCGCGTTCCACGGCACGCCGGGCACGAGCTACCGCCTCGACGTCGACATCTGCCCGTCCGGTGAGGCGGCGGCGCTGTCGAACACGTCGGAGCTCTGCCTCGGTTCCTGATCCCGTGACGTTCGGCCTCGACGCACTCGTGATGGGTGCGCCGAGGCCGGGCGACCAATCCGACGAGGGGAGGGTGCGTGGTTGCAGTCGATAGTGGTCGCCGGCAAGTCATCGACGCGCCGCCTGCGCAACCGCCGCTCTACTCGCTGCTCAACGCCGCCACGCCCGTCGAGGACGGCGTGCGCTGGCAGCTCGGCGTCATCTGGTCGCCCGAGCAGGTCTTCGGTGGTGCGGCCGTCGCGGCGAACTGTGCGGGCAACACTCCCGGCGGCAAGCCGCGGGGTCACAACCCGATGCGCAACACCGCGGATCCGATCACGGTGTTCGCCGAGGATCACTGCTCGACGATCGGCTTCGAGGCACGCGACTACGAGGGTCGTGCGCGCCGCCAGTTGGCGTCGGTGCAGAGCGCGCTCATCGCCCGGGAGCTGCAACTCGGCACGATCCGAGACGCCGAGGGCCTGAGCAACGTGGCGCTCATCGACGGCACCGAGGTCGGCCCCGGCTCGTCGGCGGTCGAGGACGCGATCGCGATGCTCGAGGGGGCGCTGGCCGACACCTTCGCCGGGGCGCGCACCATGATCCACGTCACGCCCGGCACGCTGACCGAGATGATGCGCAAGAACCTGATCTACCAGGCGGGCCAGAAGTGGCTCACCGCGCCGGGCAACGTCGTGGTGTGCGACGCGGGCTACGCCGCGGAGACGACGCCCGAGGGTGCCGTGTTCGCGTACGGCACCGCGATGGTGTCGGTTCGGCTCAGCCCGGTCGACCTGGTTCCAGGCACGTTCGAGGCGGCGATGGCGCAGATGGTCGACCGCTCGGTGAACGAGATCACGTTGTACGCCGAGCGCCTGGCGCTGGTGCAGTTCGACCACTCCGATCAGACCGTTGCCGATCTCGTGTTCAAGGTGGAAGTCGACGTGCCCGCGTGGCACGTCGGTTCCTGACCCCGTAGGAGGAAACTCATGCCCCCGGACCCCGACGACTGTGCCGGCCAGCTTCACGTCTGCGCGTTCCGCGTCTGTGATCTCGACGTGGACGGGTCGCCGTTGGTCGGCGCCGGTTCCATGTACGTGTCGAACGCGCTCGCGGTCGCCACGCTCAAGCCGGTCTACACGGCCGGTGCGGAGATCAAGGAAGACAACGCGTGCGGCGAGTCGATCATCGACTACCTGTCGGACCCGAACTTCGTGCGGGCCGACATCGACCTCGACATCATCACGCCGGACCCGTACCTGCACGCCATCCTGATCGCGAACTCGGTGCTGCTCTCGCCCGCGGGCGGCGGCGCTGGGTGGGCGTTCCCTCCGGTCGGCGTGGTGAGCGGCAACGGCGTGTCGCTCGAGCTGTTCTGCAAGCGGGTCATCGGCGGCAGCCAGTCGCAGGTGCATCCGTGGGCACAGTGGGCACTCCCGCTGGTGCGCTCGCTGCAACTCGGCGATCGAGCGATGAGCGGCACCGCCGCGCAGCACTCGCTCATCACCGGGCAGTGCAACGAGAACGCCAACTGGGGCGACGGCCCGGCCAACGACTTCGACGCGCCGAGCGATCGCGTCGCGCAGTGGATCCCGGTCGACGCGATCCCGACCGCGCAGTGCGGCCCGCTCGCGGTGATCGCCTCCTGAGGTGACGGCCGAGCTTCATGCACCGGGTACGGGCACAGGCGGCGTTGGTCCGGCTGGCCCGCCCGGTGGCGAGTTCGTGTTCACGCAGGACGTGCCGTCGAGCCTGTGGCTCATCCAGCACAACCTCGGCATGTTCCCGAACGTGACGGTGGTCGACACGCTCGAACGCGAGGTCGAGACCGACATCAACTACATCGACGAGAACAACCTGACGAGCGGGTCCGCGAACCCGGCGACCGGCAAGGCCTACCTGAGTTGAGGCGGTAACGATGGCGGCACGCCAGTGGCGAGTACCGATCGACATGCTCGGGCTCGAGATTCGCAACATGGTCTTCCACCTGCTCGGCGCAGCGCCGGGCAGCCCGGCCGAGGGTCAACCCTTCTGGAACACCGCGACGCACACGCTCGAAGTCTGGAACGGCTCGGCGTGGGACATCTTCGGCACGCTCGATCAGATCAGTGCGCCGGCCGCCGACGTCGGGTTGAACTCGAAGAAGATCACGGCGCTCTCGCCCGGCGTGAGTGGCACCGACGCGGTGAACAAGAACCAGCTCGACGCCGCGACGCTCGGTCTGGCGTGGAAGGCGCCGGTGCGTGCCGCCTCGACGGCGAACGGGACGCTCGCCACCGCGTTCGCGGCCGGGCAGGTCATGGACGGCGTGACGCTCGTGCTCGGCGATCGGATTCTGCTCAAGGATCAGACCGCAGGCGCGGAGAACGGCATCCGCATCGTGACGGCCGGGTCGCCGACACGCTCGACCGACGCCGACGCAGCGTCCGAGCTGTTGCAGGCAGTGACCGGCGTCGAGGAAGGCACCGCGAACGCCGACACGGCGTGGCAGAACACGACGAACGCGCCGATCGTGGTCGACACCACGGCGCTCGTGTGGAGCAAGCTGCCCGGCGTCATGGTCGGCGGTGCGGGCCTGACCGTCACCGGCAACACCATGAACGTGATCGCGGGCGCGACGCCGGGAACCGGTGGGCCTGGCGGCGGGATCGTCGTCGACGCGGACGACATCGTGATCGACAAGGCGGTGGTCGCTCGCCACTTCGCCGTCGATGTCGGCGATGGTGCGTCCACGTCGATCGCGCTCACGCACAACCTCGGGACGCTCGACGTGATCGTCCAGGTGTACGTGAAGGGCGCAGGCGGCGTGCAGGTCGAGTGCGATGTGGTGCACACCGACACGAACACGGTGACGTTGGTGTTCGCGGTGGCGCCGACCGCTGCGCAGTTCCGCGCCGTCGTCGTCGGGTAGCCCGTGGGTTCTCGCGCTCTGCTCGACGCGGTCCGGTTGGTGCCGGTCACTGACGCGCAGCGCAACGCGCTCGCCGGGACCGGCGACGGTGATCTCGTCTACAACTCCGACCGGCAGCAGATGGAGCAACGCGCGTCGGGTCTGTGGGTGCCGGCGTCGGGGGCGCTCGGTGGCGGCAACCTGCTCATCAACAGCAGCTTCGAGTACGCGCCAGGCGCGCTCGCGTTCGGTGCCGGGCACGGGTGGGAGATCGCGGCGTTGTCGCCGATAATGAACGTCGGCTCGGCCGCGGCGCAGATCAGCGACGGCGTGAACGGTTCGCTCCAATGTGCAGGGATCACGCCGCACACGACGACGAACAACACCGGCATCACGCAGGCCGTCACGCCAGAAGGCGCGCCGATCGGCTCGAAGTTCACGTTCTCGGTGTGGTTGAAGAGCAACGGTTACAACTCGACGGTTCAGATCGCGGCGCGCGATATGGCGAACGCGGTCGAAGCCGACTCCGGGGCGATCACGCTCACGTCGGCGTGGAAGCGATACGCGGTGACGCTCACCTGCGGTGCCGGTGTCATCGGCGACATCGTCGTCTCGATCCAGTCGTTCTCACACGGCACCGGCCAGTTCCTCGCCGACAACGCGCAACTCGAGTTCGGCGATCAGACGTCGTCGTGGCGGTCGTGGATCGGCGACGTGGTCAACGGTCAGGAACGAGCGCTCGGCGAGATGGCGCGCACGGTCAGCGCGTCCAACCAGGGGATCGCGGCGATCACCGAGTTCGTCATCACGACGCTCGCCACGACGTTCTTCGCGCTCCCGACCCGGAAGTACCGAATCCTCGTCACGTTCAACGTGCGTGATCTCTCGGCCGGCTGTCACATCACGCTCAGAGTCAAGGACGGCACGACGCAGATCGAAGGCGCGAACGCGTGGAATCATCCGGCGACGGCGGTGAACCGTGACTACGGCTACACGAGGACGGCCGACTTCTCGCCGTCTCTCGTCGGGGTCGGCTCGGCGTCGCACACGATCAACGTGACGATGCAGTCCGACAACGCGGCCGGTCTGACCTCGCTGATCCCGTCGTCGGTGCAGATCGACGACGTGGGCACCCAGTGATGGGAGACTGACGGCATGGCGAAGCAGATCGGCCAAGGCGCACCGATCACGCTCGACGCGTTGTTCACCGATGGGACCGGCGCGGCGGTCGACCCGTCCGACCCGCGCGTGAGCATCCTCGACACGCTCGGCGCGGTCGTGGTGTCGCTCGCCGTGCCGACTCGCGTCGCGCTCGGGCACTGGCATTACGTGTTCGCGGTGCCGGTCGATGCGACGCTCGGTGCGTGGGCGGCCGACTGGTTCGCGACGATCAACGGCTCGCCCGTTACTGACGAGGACGGGTTCACCGTCGTCACGGCCGGGTCGATCTCGACGGGCGACACGCAGGGCGGGATCACGTGCGCGCCGTGGGCATCGCATGAAGACGCCGCGATCGGCATGCTCACCTACGAGATCGACCCCGACTTGGTCGACGAGGCGTTCCAAGCCGCCGGCGATGTGCTCTACGAGCTGACCGGGCGTCGGTATCCCGGCGTGTGCCACGACTTCTATCGGCCGCAGTCCCAGTGGCGTCAGGTCGATGGTCCGCCGCGCTGGTGGCCGTCGACGATCTCGTTCGGCTACGGCACGCAGTACGGGTGGTGTTCGTGTCACCGCGGCCGCGAGACCGGATGCACCACCGTTCACGAGGTGAAGCTGCCGGGGCATCCGGCGATACGTGACTCGATCGTGGTGAAGATCGACGGCGTGGTGTTCAACTCGTGGACGCTCGACGACGGCCGGTTCCTCAAGCGTGTCGACGGGCAGGGCTGGCCGTGTTGTCAGAACCTCAATCTGCCCGACTCGGAGCCGGGCACGTTCTCGATCGCGCACGACTTCGGCCTGCACCCGCCGCGCGGTGGGACACGCGCCGCGGTGTTGCTCGGCACGAGCCTGTTCGCCGAGTGGCATCCCGACCTCGCCGGGAAGTGCAAGACACCGGCTCGCGCGACGCGCGTGACCCGCACCGGCATCACCGTGGAGCTCGGCGACCCGGTGGCGATGATCGAGAACGGTCTGACCGGGATTCGTTCGGTCGATCTGTGGGTGGCGAGCGTCCTGATCGGTCAGAAGCGCCGTCGTGCGGCGGTGCTGGTGCCGGGGCGGCATCGCAGTGTGCGACGCGTCGGCCAGTAGCGATGCCGTCGTCGTTGTTGACGCTCGCACCGAAGGTGTGCGATCAGGTCGCCGCCGTGCATCGCGAGCTGGGTCGGCCGATCACGGTGCTCGACGTCGGGCCCGGCTTCGGCAAGTACGGGCTGCTGTTGCGCGAGTACGTGGAAGGGCTCGACCGGGGTGGCGTATTCGAGCGTCTCGACGCGCAGGAAGCCGAGCCGCGCTACATCGAGCGGTTCACCTGGCTCGACTCGATCTATGACCACGTGTTCGTCGGCGACGTGTGCGCTCACGCAGACATCGACGTGGGTGTGCCGTACGACCTGGTGATGATGCTCGACGTGCTCGAACACATCGAGCGCGACGAGGCGCTGCATCTCCTCGGTCGGTGTCGCGGTCGCGTGCTGATCTCGACGCCGCGCGACTACTTCCAGAATCCCGACGTGGACGTGTGGCCGACCGAGAATCACCGTTCGCACTGGACGCCGGAAGACTTCGCGGCGCTCGACCGATCGTGCGCGCCGATGATCGACAACGACGCCTTCGAGCTGTACGCCTGCGTCATGGTGATGCTCGGCCCGCAGTGAAGGTGCTCGCTCTCGTCCATCGTTACCCGCCGCTGCGACCGGCCGGCGCGGAGATGATGCTGCACGCGATCCTGCTCGACCTGGCCAAGCGTGGCCACGACGTCGCGGTGCTCTACGCCGGGGCGCGAGTGACGAACTTCGAGGGTGTGCCGGTCGCCGCGCTCGCTTCGACCGAACGCCGACAGACCGCTCAGGTCGCCGACGTCGATGTGGTGCTCACGCATCTCGACGCCACGCCGATCGCGTTGCGCGTCGCTCGGACAGCGGGCAAGCCGCTCGTTCACCTGGTGCACAACGACAAGCAACTCCGGTTCAACAAGGTGCCGCTCGACGCGGCGCTCGTGGCGTTCAACAGCCTGTGGCTCGCACGTCGGGAACAGTGGCCGGGGCCGTCGCTGATCCTGCGCCCGCACGTCGAAGTCGATCGGTACATGGTTCATGGTCCACGGTCCATGGATCGTGCCGACATCGCGCTCGTGAACCTGACGGCGGCGAAGGGCGCGGCTCTGTTCTACGAGGTCGCCGCCTCGATGCTCGATCGGTCGTTCCTCGCGGTGCGCGGCGGCTACGGCGAGCAGTTGCACGCGCGATCACCGAACGTGAACACCGTCCGATGCACTGGGCAGATCGTCGCCGATGTGTACGCGCGCGCTCGCCTCGTGCTGATGCCGAGCCACTACGAGTCGTGGGGGCGCGTCGCGATCGAGGCGGCGTGCAGCGGCATCCCGACGATCGCCGCGCCGACGCCGGGGCTCAAGGAGTCGCTCGGCCGTGCGGGCATCTTCGCGCCACTGCGGAACGCGCAGTCGTGGCGCTGGCAGATCGAACGGCTCGACGACGCTGCGGAGTACGCGAAGGCGAGCGAGCGGGCGTTGCGCCGAGCGGTCGAACTCGAGCGCGTCACCCAGGCCGATCTGAACACGTTCGCCGCGGCGTTGGAGTCGTTGTGATCGACACGAGCACGCTGCCGCACTGGGTCGAAGACGTCGACGAACGGCCGGATTGGGACCGCGGCGATGCGTGGGTCGACGGGCAGTTCGGGTCGATCTGGTGGGCCATGCACATCGCCGTGCCGGTCAAGGCCGGCGTGCACCGCTATGGCCGATGATCCACGTCTACGCGAGCCAGCCGAACTACTGGCGGCATCTCGCGCCGATCGTCGACGCACTGCGCGAAGCGGGCCATGAGGTCGAGACGTGGGCAAGTCGGGCAATCCACCCGTGGGGGCGACGAGCGCGTGGCATCCCGCCCGGTGAGCTGATGATCGTCGCCTCGTGGATCGACGCCCGAGAGCACCGGGATCGGCCGGTGGTCTACTGCGAGCACGGCGCGGGGCAGATGTACCAAGACGGTCCGCCAGCGGGCTACGGGGGCGCTCCGGGCCTCTCACACGTCGTGCTCTTCATCGCACCGAACGAACAGGTCGCCGCTCAGTGGCGGGCGCTCTATCCGCAGGCTGTGGTCGCTGCTGTGGGATGCCCGGCGCTCGACCAGTTCCTACCGGTGACGGCGTCCGAACAGCCAGACCAGGCCGCACACGATGACGACGACGCAGGCGACCCCGAGGAGCGTGACGTTGACCGTGGTGGCGAGCACGAGCGAATCGTAGAACGTGCGCGGGATTCCGGCGCGCATCCGACTACAAGCGAAGCGACGCAACCTATGACGCGATCTCGGGTCGATCCGTCAAGTGAACGACCACTCGTCGCGATCACAAGTCACTGGCGGTGCGGCGTCTGCCCCGAGACGATGCCGGCGCTCCCGTTGTACGAGCGGGCACTGCGCGAACTGCGCGAACAGGATTCTACGGATACCGGAATTCGTTGGCTCGGTCACGCTCACCCGCGCAACGTGCGCCGCGCCGGGGAGATGTGGGAACGCCTCGGCATCCCGTTCGAGCTCGACCCGGACGTGGTGCTCGGCCGGTTGCGGAATGCGCAATCCGCAGCACTGATCGTCGACTCGTCGTCGATCGCCTACGAAGCCGCGGCGCTCGACATTCCGGTGCTGAACCTCAACGCGCCGACCTACCGCCGCGACGTCGAGCACGGTGCGCGCTTCTGGTCGCACGTCCCGGGGTTGCAGTGCGACCGGCCGGGCGATCTCGAGGCGGCGCTGAGAGCCACGCTGGCTGATCCCCCCGAGGCGCGAGCACTCCGACGTCGAGCGGCGGCCTATGTGTACGCTTCGACCGATGGTGGCGCATCGCGCCGAGCCGTGACCGCGATCGAGGGAGTGCTCTGATGCCGTTGCCGATCACCGCGCTGTTCGATCTCGGGCAGGCGACGATCGACGCGCTCGAGGCCGGCTGGCCCGGTGAGGCCGAACCGTTGCCCGACCGGCAGTACGTGAGCAACGGCATGGTGGTGTGGGACTGCGAATCGCTCGTCGTGTTCGTGGAGAACACGATCGGCACCGAGGCCGACGTCGCGCAGGAGGCGTTCATCGAGATGGGTCTCGGCTTCGCGATGCGCGCGGCGATCATCGGCGTGACGATTCTCCGGTGTGTGCCGACCATCGTCGAGGACGGGCAGTCGATCACGTTGCCCGATCCGATGGAGGTGCAGGCGGCGAGCAAGGTGATCTACACCGACGCCACGGTGATGTTCAACGTGCTCGCCGCGGCGCAACAGGCGGGCGCGCTGGCGACGTGCAACGGCCTGGCGTTCGAGCGGTGGTCGAGTCTTCCCGAGCAAGGCGGGTTGGCTGGCGGCACACTCCGCTTCCGAGCGTTGCTGCTCTGATGGCGACCGTCACCACTCTCTCCGGGCAGGTCTACTTGGTGATGAACCCGGTCGGGCTCGCCGAGGTGCTGCGCGGCCCGGGCGGGCCGGTCGTGCGCGATCTGATCGTGCGCGGCGAGCGCGTCAAGGTTCGGATGAAGCAGTTGTGCCCGGTGCGCACCGGCAACATGCGCGATCACATCGTGAAGCGCATCGTCGAGGGCAAGGGCGGCGAACCCAACTGTCTCATCGGCATCGAGAAGGTGCCGTACGCGGTGTGGGTCGTGAAGGGCTCGCAGCCGCACGACATCTATCCGGTCAACGCGCGCGTGCTCGCCTGGCAAGGAAGCCACGGCGACAACCCGAGTCTCGAGCGCGAGATGACCGGCGACTGGATCTACGCACACCACGTTCATCATCCCGGCAACAAGCCCAACCCGTTCATGTATCTGTCCCTGGCCGCAGCCGCATAGAGGAGCCGCCCGATGACCAACCAGCCAGCCCGCCGTGCGCCGGAGCCGCCGCCGCATTGGGACTTCGACGACGAGCCGCACGACGCACCGAAGGTCGGCCCGACCTTCACGCTCGGCGGTGAGACGTTTCACTGCCTGCCCGCGTTGGCCGGCGGCGTGTTGCCGCGGCTGATGAACGCGGTGCGCGTCGACGAGCGCGGCCGTCAGGTCTACAACAACCCCGACATTCTCCTGTTCATGGAGGACGTGCTCGCGATCTCGTTGCCGGTCATGATCGAGCAGCCGGTGCCCGAAGACGCTCCCGATGGCACCGAACCGATCGAGGTCGAGGCGTGGGAGCCGTGTGACGACGTCGCGCGGTGGGACGCGCTGATGTTCGACAAGGCTCGGCCGCAGGAGTTGGAGCGCATCGGCCGAATCATGTTGAAACTCACGGAGTTCTACACGAACCGCCCTACCAATCCGTCCGCGCGATAGGCACGTGGGCGGTCCATCGAGAGGGCTATCTGCGCGGCCGGTTGCTCCTGGCCGGTGTGCGCTGGGACGGCCTCTCGCTGCGTGACCGGATCGACGTCGCCTACGCGGCGTTGACCGAACCGATGACGAGCGGCGCGTGGGGATCGCTCGACGAGGCGCTCGACGGGCTCGACGAGGCACTGTCGAAGGTGTTGCCCGACGTGGATTCGTTCGGCGAGAGCGCGACGGCTCAGCGCGGCATGGCCCGTGCCGAGGAGCTGTTCCCGGACGCTCGGTCGCGGCCGCGCAAGCCGAAGCCGCCTGAGCCCGCCAAGAGCGTCGGGACCGGGAACCCGTTGGGAGACGCCCTGGCGCGTACCCTGTCCGAGCAGTGACCACCGTTATCGGCGAGGCGTTCGTCGCGATCAGCCCCGAGTCGGCTGGTTTCGCGTCGAAGTTGAAGGCGCAACTCGGCGCGTCCGACATCGGTTCGGTCATCGGCAAGGCCACCGGGATCGGCGTAGCGGTCGCCTTCACCGGCGCTCTGCTCGCGAGCGGCGTCGAGTTCCAGAAGGTGAACCAGACCATTCAGAATCAGACCGGCGCGACCGGCAAGGTGCTCGGCAGCCTCGCCGACACGGTCAAGCAGGTCTTCACTCAGGTTCCGGCGTCGTTGAAGGACACGACCGCCGCGGTCGACGAGCTGTACCAACGCGGCGTGCCGCTCGGTTCGCTGATCGGCGAGCTCGCGAAGCAAGAGCTGTTCCTCGCCAAGATCACCGGCACCGATCTCGCCGCGAACGTGCAGTCGACGACCGCGTTGTTCGCGAAGTTCAACATTCCGCTCGCGCAGCAGTCGCAAGAACTCGACGTGCTGTTCAAGGCGCAGCAGCGGTCCGGCTTGGGCCTCGACGCGTTGCTCACACCGCTGCTCTCGTCGGGCGCGGTGTTCCAGCAGTACGGATTCAACCTCGCTCAGAGCGCCGCGCTCACCGCGACACTCGAGAAGGCCGGCGTCAACCTGCAACCGGCACTCGCGGCGTTGCGCCTCGCCTTCGGCAAGCTGGCGCAGGCCGGGCAGGACCCCCGCGCCAAGCTCGACGACCTCATCAAGTCGCTCTCGGACGGGAAGAACCCGGCCGTCGCGATGGCCGACGCGATCAAGCTGTTCGGCAACCGATCCGGCGTCGAGCTGGCGACCGCGATGCAGAAGGGTGACTTCTCGTTCAAGACGTTGCTCGCCGACATCACCAACGGGAAGGGCGGCATCGACGCGACCGGCCTCGCGACGCTCTCGCTCGGTAACCGGTTCAAGCTGCTGCGCAACCAGATCGAGGCGGGGATCGAACCGCTCGGCACCGATCTCGTCACGATCATCGAACGGCTGCAATCCGGCGCGGGCCCGCCGATCGTCGATCTGCTCTCGGCCGTCGCGCGACTGATCTCGGTGTTGAGTCCCGGGCTCGGCGCGGCGTTGCTGCTCGTGAGCGCGGATCTGCAAGGCGTCGGGATTCTCGTGCACGCGTTCGCGACCGGGCTGAACCTCATCGCCGACGTGCTCGACACCCGCGTCGGCAAGGACATCATCGAGATCGTCGGTGGGCTCCTTCTGCTCGGCGCGGCGTTGACCGCCGGGCGCGTCGCATGGCTGCTGTACGCGGGCACGATCGACCTCGCGTCGTTGTCGATGAACGCGTATCTGGTTGTCGCCGTGCTCGTCGTCACCGCGGTTGGCGGCATCGTCGATCTGATGGGCGCGCAGGGCCGACGCGCCGCCGCGACGGCGAAGGCGGTGCAGTCGTCGTTCACCGACTCGACCGGCGTGATCGTGGCCGGCGCGACGTCGGCGAAGACCGCGCTCGCGGCGTACACCGTCGAGCAGGAGAAGGCGGTCGACAAGAACCTGCCCGGCGTGCTCGCGGCCACCGGCTCGACGATGGCGGTGCTCGCCAAGCACGTGTTCCAAGGCACCGCGGAATGGGAGAAGTACCGCGCCGAGGCGTTGGCGAACGCGAAGGCTGCCGGGAACGGCGCGAGTCAACTCGCGACGATCGCCGGGGTGCTCGACAAGACCCGCCACGCCGTGTTCAACGGCATTCAGGCCGATCTCGCCAAGGGCGTCTCGTCGGGCCTCGTGACCAGCGCGCAGATCGCGCAACTCGAATCGACCGACCGGTTGAAGGACGGGACGATCGACTGGAACAAGGTTCTGACCGACGCGAATCTCATCATGGACAGCGCCAAGGCGAAGCTCGCGGCGATCGCCGGGAACACCGACGCCGCCGCGCTCAAGGCGTTCCAGGCGACCGGCGCGTATCGGAAGCTGATCGCCGAGCTCGATTCCGGCAAGATCACCGTTACCGAGTTCTACGCGGCGCTCTCGACCGGAGCCGGCATCACCGACGCGCTCGCGAAGACCACGGGCGACGCGGCCGTCACCCTGTTCCAGTCGTTCGTCACCGCCGCCGAGGGCGCGCTGCCGACCATCGCGAGTCTGATCGACTCGACCGCGGCCGCGTTGACGACCGCGACGAGCAACGTGACATCGGCCGTGGCCGCACAGGTCAGCGCCGTCACCGCGGGTCAGCAGGCGGTCGCCTCCGCGATGCAGAGCGGCAACACCGGGGTCCAGTCGGCGCAGGATCAACTCGCCAAGGCGATCCAGGGTCGGGCGACGAACATCGCGAACGCGACCGACCAGTACGCCGCTGCCGCCGCACGCAACGACCCGGCCGTGATCTCGGCGCAGCAGGCCGTGACGAAGGCGATGCAGACCAGCCAGGCGGCGATCGCCAAGGCGCAGGTCGACAGCGCGAAGACCGTCGCCGACGCGGCCGCGAAGGTCGCCGAGGCTCGGCGCAAGGCGGCGTTCGATGCCGACCCGCAGCGGTTCACCGACTCGTTGACCAAGAGCAACACGTCGACCGTGACCTTCATGGGCAACCTCCAAACGCTCGTGAACGAACATCTCGGTCCGCTCGCCGC